CATCGACGCATTCGATCCTATCCTCATCTCCCTCGTTCGTCGTGCTATGCCAAATTTGATGGCATACGACATCGCTGGTGTACAACCAATGAATGGCCCAACAGGACTCATCTTCGCAATGAAGTCTCGTTACGGTAATGCAAATGGATCCGCAGTAACCTCTGCTGGTGTCAGAAGCGGTGTAGAAGCACTCTACAACGAAGCACTCAACAAGTCTGGTTCTAATGCAGCACCAACTTACGGTACAATGGCAGACATCTTCGAAGACGGTTTCTCCGACAAGACATTCGAAGCCGGTCGCCCAATGGCAACAACGACAGCAGAAACTCTCGGTCAGTCTGGTAATGCATTCAACGAGATGTCCTTCTCTATCGAAAAGTCATCCGTAACAGCCAAGAGTCGCGCACTCAAGGCAGAATACACAACAGAACTCGCACAAGATCTCAAGGCAGTACACGGTCTTGACGCAGAGACAGAGTTGGCAAACATTCTTTCCTCAGAAATTATGTTCGAAATCAACCGCGAACTCGTTCGTACAATCTATGAAGTTGCTAAACTTGGCTGCAAGCAAGCAGATCTTGCTTCTATGAGCACCAAGAAGTTGCAAAATACTTTTGGTGGTGTATACGATCTCGAACTCGACTCTGACGGTCGTTGGTCTGCTGAGAAGTTCCGTGGCTTGACATTCCAAATCGAAAGAGAATGCAATGTCATCGGTGCTGAAACCCGTCGTGGTAAGGGTAATATCGCAATCGTCTCTCCAGATGTTGCTGCTGCTCTCTCTATGAGTGGTCTTCTTGACTTCTCTCCAGCATTCAGTGGACAAATCAGCACTGATGTTAATGGAAACACCCTCGCTGGTACTCTCCACCAAGGTAGAATCAAGGTATACATCGACCCATACTCCATGCCAACAAACTATAATGATTTCACACCAATCAATTATGTTTGCCTTGGATATAAGGGTACATCTGCATATGATGCAGGACTCTTCTACTGCCCATATGTTCCTCTCCAAATGGTAAGAGCAGTTGATACAAACACCTTCCAACCAAAGATTGGCTTCAAGACTCGTTACGGTATGGTTGCAAATCCATTCGTAGTTGGATCTAACGGCCTCTCCGATGGTGAAGCACTCACCGCTCGTAGTAACCAATACTACCGCATCTTCCGTGTTGATAACCTCCACGGCAACGACGCAACCCTCAACTGATCAATAGTTAAGGATTAAGTATAGAAGGGGGGGATCGAAAGATCCCCCCTATTTCTTTATAGATACTAATATGGAACAATATTCAATACCACAAAACAGAAATCTGAATAGAGAATATCTCAACGATCCTATACTCAAAAATGCTATTCTCAGACAACCAAAATCTGAAAATCCTTTACAATTAAATGAGTTCAGATTTATTTTACACCGCATACCAAATACTGTCTATTTGTGTCAAGCGGTTAATTTGCCTGGATTGACGGTAGGAGAAACACAACAACCTTCTCCTTTTTCTGTTAAGATCAGAAGACCAGGAACAAGTCTTACTACAGAAAATTTAACATTAAGTTTTTTAGTAAACGAAACTATGTCTAATTGGATGGAAATAAGAAACTGGATAAAGATCCTTACAGGAGAAAAGACATTCTCACAAAATGCGTGGGAAAATGAAAAATATAGCGATGCCACATTAGTGATGATGAATAGTAGTTCAAATCCATTCATCAAAGTAACTTTCAATCGTTGCTTTCCATTAGAACTAGGTGGTATAAATTTTGCTACTACTGTAACAGATATAGCACCAGCAGTGGCAAGTGTATCTTTTGCCTATACTGGTTATGATATAGAATACTTACAATAAGGATATTATGGATCTCAAACAAATTCGTGAAATGACAGAAAAAGATCTACCCATAGATGAAACTTGTCTGGACAAAGAATCTCTGAACATCCCTCGTCTTCATAACAAGTATTTGATACTACTACAAGACGAAAAACTAATTCTACAAAAACACAAAATAGAATATAGAAAACTACAAAAAATAAAATGGGAATACTATACTGGTAAATTAGACGAACAGATTCTAAAAGAAAAAGGTTGGGAACCATTTCAGTTAAGAATCTTGAAACAAGATGTTGATCTTTATATGAATTCTGACGAAGATTTAATTTCATATGAAGCAAAAATCGTGTATCAAGAAGAAAAAGTAAATTACATAGAAAGTATAATCAAAGGTCTAAACAACCGTCAATACCATATACGAGATGCCATTAGTTGGAAGAAGTTCGTAAATGGTGTAGTATAAATATAAGAATGAGTGATTTTGTAGTAGAACCTGTTAATAGCGTATTCATTCGCGTAAAATGTGATGGCGGCTTTACCAAAGAGTTGTCAGATCATTTTACATTTCAGGTTCCAGGGCATAAATTTATGCCTGCTTACAGAAACCGAATGTGGGACGGTAAGATAAAACTATACAACACTCAAACAAAAGAAATATACGCCGGTCTATATGACTATGTTGTTAAATTTGCCACTGATCGCTCTTACAGCATAACAACTACAGATCAACCACACAATGAAGATATTACACAGGATTATATTAAAGAATACTGCAAAACTCTTGATTTGAAAGCGGCAGGAAAGTCAATAGATCCACACGAACATCAGATAGACGGTATTGTTCATTCTTTAAAGAAAGAAAGATGTCTTCTGCTTTCTCCTACTGGTTCTGGTAAGAGTCTTATGATTTATGTAATCTGTAGATACTTGCAAAATCAAATTGCGGATGACAAGAAAATATTGTTGATCGTACCCACAATCTCTTTGGTTTCTCAAATGTATTCTGATTTCTTCGATTACTCGAAGGGGACATCTTGGAAATGTAGAGAACATTGTCACAAGATATTCGGTGGACAAGAAAAAGAAACAGACAAGAAGATAGTTATTACCACTTGGCAGAGCATTTATAATCTACCAGAGAAATACTTTCAACAGTTTAGTGCTGTGATTGGTGATGAGTGTCATTTGTTTAAGTCTAAATCACTTACCAGCATTATGACAAAACTAAAAGACTGTCCTTACAGAATAGGAACCACAGGAACTCTTGATGGTTCTTTTACTCACAAACTGGTAATAGAAGGATTGTTTGGTAGAGTACATAAACTAACTTCCACCAAAGAACTAATGGATAAGAATTTGCTTTCCGAATTATCCATAGATTGTTTAGTTTTACAATATCCTGATGAAATAAAACAGAGTGTCAAGAAATTCACATATCAGGAAGAAATAGATTGGTTAGTACAAAATGAAGCAAGGAATTATTTCATTTCAAATCTTTCAAATAGTATGAAAGGAAATACTCTTGTTCTCTTTCAGTTCGTAGAGAAGCACGGTAAACCTCTTTTCGAAAAGATAAACAAACTTGCTAAGAACAGAAAAGTGTTCTTTATACACGGTGGAACCGAAGCAGATGACAGAGAACAGATTCGTCAAATAGTGGAGAAGGAAGAGAATGCCATTATAGTGGCTTCTTACGGAACATTCTCCACGGGAGTTTCCATAAGAAGACTACATAATATTGTATTCTCCTCTCCATCAAAGAGCAGAATTCGTGTGCTTCAGTCAATCGGTAGGCAACTCAGAAAGTCTGAGCACAAAGAAAAAGCAAAGTTGTATGACATATCAGATGATCTTTCTTGGAAATCTCATCAAAATCATACTCTTAAGCATTTTCTAGAAAGATTGAAAATCTACGATTCTGAAAAATTCATATATAAGAAAATTCTAATTCCAGTAGAGGAGTCCTAATGGAAAATAACTACAGAATCTTAAAGTTAAAAAATGGTGAATCCATCATAGCAGGGTTAAGTAGTTTAACCAATAAAAACACTCTGATACTGGAAAGACCCATGCAGTTCAGAACGATGACTATGATAGATGACAAGACTTTTTCTACAAAAGATCTTCTATTTATCAGAAATTGGGCAGAATACTCCGAAGATAAAAATGTAGAAATACCAAACGATACTGTTTTGGCTATTCTAAAACCAGACGATAAAATCGTGTCTGTTTATGATTTTGAGAAGAATAAGATAGACAATCCACCCGCTCCACAGACTCTGGTTCCATTTACTATGAACCAACAGGATGCAGAAAATTTCTCTAATATGATAGAGAATAACGATCTTCAAAAATTGAATATACAACTAGAATTACCACCAGACGCATCTCAACAATTCT